GATGCTCCCGATAATCCCTGGAACGGAGGCTAGGGCTGAGATGATGATCCCTGGGAGCCGGTTCAGTTGCGTCTGGGTGTCACTGATGATCCTCGATATCTTCTGATTCACGATGTTCACGGCCGCATTCCAGGCCATCTCGAATGCGATCCGAACAGCCTTCCGCAGCCAGGGCATAGCGGTCTCGTTCCACCATGGAATGAATTCTTCCTCCCAGATCCGCTTAATGGCGGCAATTGCCTCATCCCAGATGACGCCGAGGAAGTCTTTCAGCGGACCCCATGCCTCCTTGATCGCTGCTACGACGTCATCGAAGCGTTGCGGCAGGTTCGCGAGGGCATCCTCGCCCGCGAAGAGTTTGATCTTGTCCCATACGTTCTGAATCGCCTCGCCGAGCGGACCCCAAGCCTCAGTGATCCGGGCAAGCATCCCGGAGCCGCCATCGACGAACCGCGCCAGCGCGGTGAACAGTCGATCAATGATCATGCCCGTCAGGGGGATCAGGTTGTTCCACACCCCAAACAGGACGTTCAGGCCACTGATCAGGGGGCCGAGCAGCTTCAGCGGCCCGAAGATCAGCTTCATCAGGCCTTCGGTCGTGTTGTCGATCAGCTTGTCATTGGCGAAGATCGTTCGGAAGAAGTCACCGATCCACTTCCCGACGACCGGGAGGACTCGGGCAAGTCCGGCAAATGCGGCAGTGATGCCGGGCAGGGAATCCTTCAGCCCGCCAACGATCCCCTTCAGGAAGCCGCCGAGCGCGGCCGTCAGCGGCCTGATCGACGGCGCCAGACCCTTGAATAGATCACCGAGCTTCAGATCCTTAGTGATCTTGAGGATGTCATCAAGGGACTTGATCAGGGGCTTGAGTAACGGTTTCGCTGCCTCCTGACTGATCTCCTTGAACTCTTTCTTGAAGTCCTTGAGGGCGGCCTTCATCTTGGCCGTGTCTTTGAGGAACAGGGCGCCGACCCCGATCAAGCCGGCTCCGAGCCCGAGCCCGAGCCCGGACGTGATGGCAGCGGCCAGGGCGGGGACCACTACAGCGACCAGTCCAGCGATGAACGCGATACCAACCGTGGTACCGATGGCGCCAGCCGTGGAAGCCAGCGCCCCGCCCGCCCCGGAAAGCGCCTTACCGATAACGTCCCCGACTTTGTCGAGAGAAGACCGGAGGCTACTGAAGGCGCCCTTGGACTCCCGGTCCGTGCCACGCTTTACGCCCTTACCGACGGCATCGCCCAGCTTCTCGCCAGCCTTGCCAAGGCGCCCCCGGTCCGCATCGATCTGTCGCTCAGCCCCTCGGCCCATGCCGGAAGCGAACTCCTGGCCGAGGGTCTCGCCATCACGACGAACCTCGGCCTCATCGATCGGGACCTTGATCGGGTCGACCCGGATCCGTGCGAGTGCCCGATTCAGGTCCCTCTCAGTCTGGCGGGCGAAGTCGCGGACATCACCCGTGATCTTGATGCTCGCGGTTCCCTCGTTCGACATTGCTACAGCGTACGGCGCTTGATCGTGTCAGGGTAATCAGCAGAGCCGGACATCTCAGGTAGCCTTGCCTAATGAACGTCAGCAACGCTCAACTGTCGAACACAGGGGACGGGATCGTGCTCGATGACCCTGCCTTTCCGTTCCGCGTGCGAGCACATCTGGCCGACGATGCCGAGCGCCCAACGGTCACCGCGCTCACGATTGAGTCACGCGGCACGGCGGGGATAACGGCGGGGGTGCTCGGGCAGATCCCGGTCCGTCAGATAGCGGGGGTTGCGGCCAGCGCCCTACGCGGAGGCGGAGACGAGGCGCGGTTCAGGATGTTGGCGAAGCCTCGGCCGGAAGGGGTCCGTTCCTGGCCGCCGGACCACTTCGAGCGCGTGGCGCGGGTAGCGAGTTGGGCGCGGCAGATCGGACGCGAGGGGGGCGAGACTGCTGCCGTGGCTGACTTCTGGTCGGTGTGCCCCCGGACTGCGCGTCGCTGGATAGCGGCATCTTCACGCCACCGGTAGGTATGGGCCCGGCGAATGTCGCAAAGTTGTTCACCGCTTGCGCCCGGTCGATCTTTTTCACCGGCGGCATGAGTGCCGCTTCGTACTTCTTCTTCACTTCGTCGGTGAGGTTCTCCATCAGCAGCCCGTGTACCGCATCGAGCGCAGCGCCGAGCGGCATGACGTCCCACCGGAACCCGTAGCGGGCGAGCCTGCCCCCGATCCACCACCACGCACTCGCGGCGACCGACACGATCACCAGCGCCTCATGCAGCGTGCGGCCGGAGACCTGCTCAACGGCCCTGATCAGCTCCTGCTCAAACTCGACACCGTCGAACGACTCATCGAGCAGATGATCGAGAATGTCATCGTCTTCGACCAGGCCGATGATCCTGTTCAGGTTCCCCTCGGCCAGAACGGGCCACCAGTCTGCGGCAGGCAACGGCGGGACGGCGAACGTCTGGCCGCCGAGTTCGATCTCGACAGCCCGGCAGCGCATCGACGCGAGGGGATCAGCCTTCATCGGTGATGACATGAGGCGGCCGTGGGATCGAGCCGGCCTGACCGCGCTGGTATCGGATGCCGGCGCGCACGGCCGAATCCTTCGCTTCGATCAGCTTGTGAAGCGCGGTCGTGAGTTCCGGCGAGTCTTCTGGGATCTCCGTGATCAGTTGTAGCGCGGCCAGATAGAAGGGCCTGCTGAAGCCCTGCAGGGGCTCGGGCAGATGTGCGTACGTCAGCCACAGAAACGCGGTCTCAGTCGCAGCGTGACGCCCCTCGGTAGCCTGCTGTGCGTGCGCGTTGGTGCCCAGCACGAACGGCTGTGCGGGCTCGCGGCCTAACTCCTGCATCAGATGTGCACCTTCAGGTTGTCGGGAGGGAGTACTTCGCGGGCGCGCGGCGGGTGGCCTTCTTGGTCGCCGCGCGCTTGGTGGCGCGGTTGTCGTCACTGCGGAACGCCTCGATGGTCAACTGAAGGATCTCCGACGACTTGACGATGTCGAGAGTCCCATCAAGCCACTGATCATCAAGCCAGTCTTTGTCGATCTGGTTGAGGATGATCGAGTCGATGATCCGCCGGAGGCGCCCGAAAGCCTTCATCGCCCGGTCGCCGGTCCAGCCGTCGATGTCGTCGCGCTGCAATGTCTCCAGCGTGCGTTGCCACACCGTGAGTTGTTCACCGCTCGGGAACTTAACCCAGATCTCACGGCCTTCGAACGTGATGGGCCGCTCTGTCCCCGCCGGCGCGCCGACGTTCCGCTCTTCGGTCATAGCTGCAGCCTAACGCAAGATGTCCGCCGGATCGGATCCGGCGGACATCCAAGGGGCTACTCTCTCAGTTGGTGATCACCGAGACATACTTGCCGGTCTCAGTGAAGTAACCCGTCTGACCGGCGGGCACCCAACGCTCACCCTCGGGGTAAGCCTTACGGATCCGGACCTCATAGCTGCCGACCTTCACGCCGGTGACGCGCTCAGCGATGTCGTAAGCGATCACGCCCTGAGTAACCGAGTTGGCGATGATCCGCAGCTTGATCGAGCCGTCTGGTTGGGTCAGTGCCTTCGCGTCCACACCCCGGCAGTCAATGTGCTTGGAGGCGGAGTTGATGACCGCGTAGCCGAGGATCTGAGCGGGGGTGAAGGTCTCGTTCGTCATGAGAGGAACTATACCCCGATGCCCTTATCCGCACAAGCCCCTGTCACCGCATCAGGTTCGTGAACCGGAACCCCTCCTGTGCGGAGACCTCTCGCAGTGCTGTGGTTAGGAAGGGGCGCGCCGCTCGTGCCTTCTGGTGAACGCGGCGCGCATAGACGATCCTCCCGCCAACCCGGAAGCGAAGCCGGCCACCCGGGCGTCGGGGACGGATCGTGAGGGCGCGGCGGCCGTTGTGCACGGCAGCGGCGTATTCGGCCGTGTAGGCGACCTCGCCCACGACCGTGCTGCCTCGCTGGCCGAGGTTCATCTTGCCGCTTGCCCGCAGTAAGCCGGTGTCGACCGGGCACAGGATCGCTGAGCGCGCGAGGGTCTTGCGGGTAGCCGTGGCAACCTTGCGCCGCGCCTCTTTCATGCCCGTGGTCTGTAGCCGCCCTCTGGCCAGGTGAAGCGTGTATGCCGCCATGCTTTCGAGGGTACGGGTTGCGCCACCCGCGAGCATGCATGTAATGTACTCCCCAGCGGCGGAGTTCCCGATACGACCCCGCTAACATGTCCGAATCGGGGTCAACCTCAGGACCATACCGTGGGGTGACGGCGCCCAGAGGGCGCGACAGCCGGATAGACGGCCCCGGCCTCGGGAGTTCTCACGGGAACCGAGCGGGTGGCGAGCGCGAGAGGCGCCGACCTAGATTCATCTGAGGATGTCTCAGGGGTCTTCGGTTCGATCCGGAAGGCGCACGTGCGGAAACAAGGTCGGCGCGGATGCTTCCGTGACCGTGGAAACCAGCACGCCGATGACGGAAGGCACTGCCGTGACAGCCTGGAGAGACGGGCACCTAGCCCCGGAGAGACCTCAGCTTGGTATACGTAGCCAGGTTGTGCGTGGTGCGAATCCACGACGGGGAACGACTGATCACTCTGGGATGCTTTTCCAGACGATCTGACACTCGGGAAAGACCGGGGCGCGCCCCCGTAGTTCAATGGTTGAATACTGGCCTAATCGCAGAGAGTTCCCGGTTCGATTCCGGGCAGGGGCACGCATGAGTGGATCGGCCGAGTCATGCAAGCTGAAGCCACGGGGCCCGGTGAAAGCCCGGATAGGGCAACGGCCTACCAGAATCCGTTGTGCGCGGCACGGTACATATCCGAAAGGGGTGCCGCGTAGCACCAAGCCCCGTAGCCCAACGGCAGAGGCGGGATCGGACATTCCAAGTCCGTGGTGTGCGGTTCAAGTCCGCACCGGGGCACGAGTTGCGGGCCGAGGCAGGACCACGTCGTCACGCCGCAACTGTTAAGAGCCTTGCACGCAGAGGCAGGACCACGTCGTCACTGCAGGCAAGGTGCATCGCCCCAGCTCGGGCCGGGGATGTGACACGAATGGGCGACAGCCTACCCTCTTACCGAACATGCATGTATAGTTCTATGCATGACGAAGACGAGCAAGGCCCCGGCATTCGAACTGGTAGCGGTCGGCAGCAACGGCGAAGAGGAGTTGCTCGGGAGCGGCACCTTCAAGAGCCTGCAGAAGATGATGCAGAGCGCCCTTGACCAGGCCGATGAGGACTACACGATCAACGGGATCGAGGCCTACACCCCGATGCGGATCCAGCCCTACCAGGGAGAGTGACCACGACAGACCGACCGGCAGGGGCTACGGCCCCTGCCTTGTTTTACCTGCCCACCTACCTTGGAGGCGTGACCTTGAACATCATCGACATCACCCTGTGCGTGGCGTATCTCTTCGTCTTCGCCTATAACCTTTACCTGACCAGGCGAAACGCGCCCATCCATCACGTCACCAGGGCGGTTGCCCTCTGGCCGATCTGTGCGGCCGTTGACGTTGGACTCCTGATCATTCAGGCACTCGATCGGGACGCGACCGGCTTTGTGGCCGTCCTGTTCGGCCTGCTCCTGCTTGCTCCGATCTACCAGTACGACAAGAGGCGGCTCATCGACATGAAGGCGGAAGCCTGCAGTGGGCGGCTCTGATGTGTTACGACTGCTACATGGATCGGATGACGGAAGATCAGCGCGCGTACGCGCTCGGCATTCACGAGGACTTAATCCCCAACGAGTGACTAGCCTTCTGATCATGAACTGACGCGCGTAACGTCGAAGAGAGTTAGCGCACCGCCCACGCCGGTTCGATCCCCGTGGGCGGTACTGCTGTTCAGGATTCCGGACCCGCCTCAGAGCAGTCACACGCGGGTGCCCGAAGCGTCACGGGGATCACTCCCCCTACGCACCCCCCGGAGATGTCCAACGGTTGCCAGATGCCCGGCAGGACGTTCTTCGCGCGGCCAGGTAGGGCATCGATGAAACAGCAGATCGCGCGGCGCATCGCCGCCGCATCGTCCATCACCGCTTGAGTGGTCGCATCCCAGTCGGCCGCGGTCGGGATGTCGCCGGCGTCCGGGGTCGGCATACATCGGATCACGCCCAGCTCCAACGTGATCGCCCAACCGGCGACCCCCTTCGGCTGCGGCGCCTCATCCTGGCCGGGAAAGGCGTCACTACTCGGCCAGAAGGGGCCAGGTCTCACCCATGCCAGACCCGAGCAGCACTCGTCCGCGTTCTCCGAGATGAGATGATCGACCACGGCGCCGGTGCGCAGTTGCACGTACAGCGGCGGATCGAGAACCTTGGCGATCTCCTGTTCGAGGCAGGCGAGCATCTCCCGCGCGCGGGGCATGATCATCGGGTCAGCGGTCGCCATCAGCCGCAGCCTTTCTGGTCACATTCATCGACACAGCAGGTCGGGTTGCTGCCGTCCATGTCCTCTACGTCGTGAAGCAACATCAGGTGTCCGCACTTGCAGAACGACCAGGGGGATTGATCGGTGGTCGGCATCAGGCACCTGGCCAGACAGTGACCCGGTCGCACGCCTCAGGTAGGTCAGGCGACAGGAGCAGGGGCGGCGAGGCGCGCCGGGACGGGTTGAGGGCAGTGATCACGTCATCGACCTCACGTATCCCCGTCTTACCCTCCACGGCGTCCGGCGTATCGACTTCCAGCTCCACACCCTGCCGGGTGAGCCGGGTCATCCTGGCCGGGAGCTTGCACGGGCCGCCCGTCAGGGCCTTCACATACTCGCACGCAAGCAACGCGGCAGCGACCTGCAGTGCGACCGGAAGCGGCCGACCGATCCCGTAGGTGACGGCGAACGTGTCCTCTTCAGTCGTGGCCGCCGTGAAGTTCTGACACGTGGGCCAGCACTGGCCGTCCGTGCGCACGAGCAGGTAGACGCCCCGAGAGATGTCGACCCGGTAGGCCGACGACGCCACAGCCACGCCGTCAACGAGTACCTCATCGACCGAAGCGACCGGGCCACGCAGCACGATCGCGCACCCGCCGGAGTTGCAGCACGCGGAGCACCCACGGTTGAACCACCGGCCACCGAACAGATACGGCCCAGCGATGATCGGCTCCTGCCCCGGCCAGACGGGGTAAGCCCGATACGCCTCAGGCCCGGTGAACCTGTCCTGTTGCGGCCGAACGGTCAACGGGCACACCCCGTACTGCCGCCCGGTCGCTGCCCACAGGAACGTACTCGCAAGCTCCAAGGCAGTATCCCGGGTGGCTGCGGGCGTGGTCGCCCAGTCGGAGCAGACGCCCAGCGCTTCAGGGTCTACGTCCCAATCGCAGGGCCCACCACTGGCCGCGCTCGGGCTCGGTGCGGGAATCGGCATCGGTCACACCCCTCTATACCGGCGACCCGGTCGCGTCGGTCCAGACCGCCCCGTCTGACCAGATCGGCTGACCGAGCGTCGTGTCGTACCACATCGAGCCGGCTCCGGCGGTCGTGGCGGACGGCCGGGACCCCGTCACGCCACGACCTGAGCGCACAGTACCAAGCGAAGAACTGAGGAACTGACCGATCGTGTTCGTGTTGGCCGTGACATCTTCCTGTAGCTGATCAACATCAGCGGACAGGCCGGGGACGACTTCGGCCTCAAGCTCACGTACCTGCCCCTGCAGGGCGCTCACGCCCGACTCGACTCGGTCCAGCCGGTCATCCTCGCGCGCGTACACGGGCCAGCGCGGGCCATCCGCGACCTGTGCGTAAACCGTGTCCACACCCGGGGGCATCCGAAACAGGGGCAGCATTGCCCACTCGTCAGTAGTCAGCACGGATCCGGCGATCGCCTCGCCATCGATCGTGCGGATATCGGCCAGGGAGGACCCCGCGCCGGCCGCGTAGATCGTCACTGCCGTCTCTGGCCGAGCGAGCACGTTGCGCGTGAGGCCGGCGCCGATGGCGTACACGAACCGCGAACCCTCGGAGGGTGCGATAGCGCGCCGCAGTTCGGCGAGCCCTTCGGCGTTCACCGTGAACACGAGGCCGAGTGCGGCAGCGCCGCTACCGTCCATCGGTGTGCTGGCCGTGGCGGCGAGCACGATCGCCAGGTCCAGATCGGCTGAGCCCTGCGAGGCGGGGATACCGGGTGCATCACCGACCGCGTCAACGGTGAACACGAGGCCGACCGAGGCCGTGCCGGTCGGTGCGGCGAACTCAACCACGACATCGGCGAAGTAGCACCCGACCACACCGTTGGACGGGTATTGCAGCATTCCGCCGACCCTGAACGTGCCTTGCAGGATCGAATTGATGCCGTTGGCCGGGGCGGTGAGGGACCCGTTGGTCAGGCCGCCGCTGGCGAACTCCGGGAAACTCGGTGTGGCTACGTAGTGGCCTTCAGTGTTGTGATAGACCGCCTTGTAGGTGACGCCTGCAGTCACCGCCACCGGGGGCGTCAGCTCGATCAGGTTCCAGTCGCCGGCCACCGGGGTGCCGACGAACGTCCCAGACCCCAGCAAGGTCCCTGTTCCGGTGCCCTCCGGGTCGTCATCAGCGGTCGGCAGGAAGACTCCGCCGGTCCACGTTCCGGTGACGGTGGTGGAGCCGTAGAACCGAACGTGCGTGACGGTCCCGTCTTCAGCGGGGGTGAACGCCGTGCCGACCGCGATGCCGCCCGGTTCGACCGCATCGGGGACGGCGGGAGTCTGCGAAGTGAAGATCGATGCC